TTAACGAATTAGCAAAAGAAATACACGAAGGTAACGCCGCGCGCGGTTTTTGGGAAGATGAACGCAAATTAACGGAAGTAGTTATGCTAACTGTTTGCGAATTAGCCGAAGCTATAGAAGCTGATAGGGCGCAAAAGTGGGCAACTGAAACAGATTTAATACAGTATCTAAACAAACCAACGCCCGAGCGCTTTAAAGAAAATATCAAAGACACGGTACAGGATGAAATAGCCGATGCGATTATTAGGATATTAGATTTTAGCCATAAGTTTAATATTGATTTAGATTTTCACATTAAGGCAAAATTAGAATACAATGCTTCAAGACCTTACAAACATGGAAAAACCTATTGATAGTATTGTAGAATCTGTTATAGCGAAGTTTAAACAGCGTTCTGATATAGGAATTGAAAAGTACGGTAAAACGCTTGACCGTGAAGATTTAAATTTTATTGAATGGGTTAATCACTTGCAAGAAGAATTGATGGATGCTATTCTTTATGCTGAAAAATTAAAACAAAATGCTAACACTAAATTCTAATTCTTTAGCCGTTGTAAGGCTACAAATGCAATTAAGACAGCTTGACTTCTATGCAGGTTTAATTGATGGGTTCTATGATGAAACAATGCGAAATGCCGTTATAGAATTTCAAAAAAAATATCAATTGGTGCCCGATGGAATTGCAGGACCTAAAACGTTAACGGTTGCAAATACTGTTTGCGCTGATGGATTTCATACTTTGTTTTTGCATTGTTCTGCGGGTCCTGAGTTCCGCGATGCTAAAGCTGAACAAATTATAGCGATGCACACGCTACCCGTTGCAAAAGGCGGGCGCGGTTGGTCTAAGCCTGGTTATGCCGATGTAATTGAAACAAGCGGCAAACTTGTAAACATTTGGAAATACAATGAAGATAATCTAATAAACGAATGGGAACAAACATGGGGCGTATTAGGTACAACGCTACTAAATAGAAATGCCCGCCACGTTTGTTATATCGGTGGCATGACTGCCGACATGCGAATGCCTAAAGATACGCGCACACCTGGGCAATTACTTACAATGTATAACTACGTTCATGATATTGTAAAGCATAACCCTAAAATTATTATTGCAGGGCATAACCAAGTGCAGAATAAAGCATGTCCAAGTTTTGACGTTCCTAAATATTTGGAATCAATTAAAATACCTGCGTATAACATCGCTAATTGGTCTTCTAAACTAAAGATATGACACAAACAGAAAAACACCGTTTAAAGCGAATTTTGGAATACAAAAAAGGCTATTTAGAGGCTTTGTTATGGGTTCAAAATTCCGAACCTTATGATGAAGTTATAGAATTAAGAATTGACATTTATACAGATAAAATTAAAGAACTTGAAAACAAACTTAAAGGACATGACTAATGAAGAAAAAAAAGCGGCACTAATCGCTAAAGTTGGTGAGCAAAAAGTAAACGAATTAACGCAAAACATTTGGTTATTGTTAGGGTCGCTAAAAACTGCAAAATATGCGATAGCGCAGTTCGAACCTAATAAGCTAAAGTTCGAAATGAAAAAGCGTTTTTTAGATTTGCACACGGCTATAAACCTATTTATAAATACATTTGAAAAGGCTGCTAATCCCGATGAACGCGAACTATTAAATACAACATCTTATGAGAACGTGGGTGCGGTTGCTGAATTGATAGCGATGGCAATAACCTTACCTGAATCGCAGATTGAATGGTATTTAGATGAGTGCAAAAAATTAACTTATGTAGCGTTTAATAAATCACAGAATGAACTGCGTAGCGAAAGCGGTGAATAAAATGTTTCCTAATCAGGATACAAGCGAATTTCATAACAGAACTTTGGGCGTTGGCATGGGTGATATTCAGCGCATGATTCCTACTGATTTATCTGTTTGGGCTGTATATTGCAACCATTACAAATGCGTAAATTTTGACCTAATAAGGCAGCTACCAAAAACAAATGATTATATACCGTTATTTCTGTTTCATTCGCAAATGAATGACCGCTTTAGGCTACATTGTGAGTTTGCGCTGTGGGATAGAAACACGGTTGTAGTTAATGACATAGAACACGATGCTGATTATTATTTTAAGCATAACAAAGTAGTCCAGGTTGCAGCCTTAATAAAATTTGAAACACATCAAATACTAATAGCGAAAAAATGAAAAACCGCTGCATATCACTACGCAACGGTCTGAGAACACATGAAAACAAAAGAGCAAAACAGTAAATTATTCGCCTGCAGGTTTATCACTTGCAGGTTTTTTTAGCATATCTTTAGGATTAGGAATAAAGCCTTTAAAGTATCCGATAATGTCAACGCCCGTAGTTTGTGAAACGTTCTCAAAGATAGATTTTAATTCTATGCCACAAACAAATAAAGCAACGTAATAAGATAGCGTAAATTCTAAGTCAAGCATCCAGGTAAAAACTTGACTACTTATAATCGCCAAACAATAATCATTCATTTTAGAAATGGTTCTTCTAAAACCCCTCGATTGTATTTTTTCGCCCAATGCTTTAGCTTTTCGCACGCCTGTTAAAAAGTCAATCAATAGCATGAAGCTAAGACAGATAATTAGCGGTTTTAAAATACAAAGCTGCATTTTAATTTCGGGCAGCACCTTCATGAAGAAATTTAGGGAATCGGAGGTAATTGTTAGGGAATCCATTAACTGAGTTTAATATATCGTGAAACAATAACAGCCGCTGGCGTACCTATAAAGATAAACCACCACGGCAGCGGAACGAAAATGACAAAGAACGTAAATGTAAATAGTGCAACCCATGTACCAAAGCAGATAGGACAAGCGCCCGCCATTGACCAAGGGTTATTTTTCATATTGTTTTCAGTATCATTATAAACGTGTTCAACTTGTTGTAGATAGTCTTTGTAAATTACATCGGATTCTTCAGCGGTTTTATTTTCAAGTTGACCGTTTAAATATACATCGCGTTTTATTTTCCAAGCGTTGTATTTAGCCCACACGCGGTTTTTTTCTTTTGTTTCAAAGTCTAAGTAACGTTTAGAAATAAAAGCGCCATACGCGGAAAATATACGCCCTGTATAATATTCGCCCTGAATCGGTGAACCTATGCAGTAATGTAAAAACACTATTGCACAGGCTGCTATGGGAATGAGGATTAGAAGTGATAGCATTAAACAGCGAATTGAGCCAGCCAAATATTAACCATGTCGGGAACGTCGGCATCGTCCCAACTATCTGTATAAGGCATATCCTCAGCACGAACTCCGAACTCCGCTGTATCTGTTGTTAAAAGCACATCAACACCCAAAAGCTTGTCTATTGCCTTATCCGAAATAGTGTTTAGATTTATGGTTATTGTAGGGTCTGTAATTTCTACTTGAAATTGTGGAAACTTGTATGTCATTTTATTAATTTTTTATGTTATGAAAGTGTTGTGCCTGTTACGGTAAAAGTGCGGCAGGGTATATACCTTTGAGATGTATTAGTTTTTAAATTATTTTGAATTGTTGTAGTGCCAGTATTTAATATGTATGCTTGGTCTGTTGATGGAGTTTTTAAAGATGTTGATGACCATAAAGTAAAACTACCTAAATTAAAAGGTGTATAATTTAAGGCTGTAACAGATTCTAAAAAATTAGTAATACTAAATAATTCTGCAATATTTGGCAATCTCCAGCCTGTTGTAAATGTACCTATACTAATTACTAAAGCTCCATCAATTGCATTATTCCAAGATATACCTACTCCATTTTGAGTTCTTCTCCACCCCAAAACTGTATTACCATTATATGTACTCCAATCTATTACAATATTATTTGTGTATGTTTGACCGCCTAATTCATCTGTAAAACGATTAGTATTTCCAAAAACATTATTTTCAGCAAGTACCGTAAAACTTACATTTCTACCCCTTTCCAAGTCACCATCATCACCCGTTCTGTAAGACGTTGTTTGTCCCGTTTTCATAAGCTGTGCCGTTGTTCTACTTACCGCTACCGCAACAGCTTTTATATAGTTCCCTATCATAATTTATGCTTTTGTTATGTTAAGATTTACAACCCCTGCAACCGATGCCGTTACCGTAATTTTGCTACCAATTAAAATTGTATTTGTCAATGTATATGCTGAACCATCATCCTGAATTGATATTGTTGGACTATTTTTGATATTTGTTGTTGTATTTATTTTCAAATCATATGGAGCGTAAAAATCAACCGATAAAGCATCCATAAGTTCAACAGTATAAATAATGCCCTTATTAACCCAAACTGTGCCGTTATACTCCAAAAAATTGCCATTTAAAGGCGTTGCTATCGCCACATCGTGAAGCTCTCCTATCTCATATCCGTTGTCAATTTTAACGTAAATTTTGCCGTTTACAGCGTGCGCATATTCGACATAACCAATTCGAACCTCGTGGAATGGTGCGCTCGGTTTTACGTTGGTAACTGCTCCGAAAGTTGTCGGGCTTAAATAAAGCGAATCGCCATCCGCCCACGTTTCGCCCTGAAGTGAACCAGTTGTATTTATATTTGTTAAATTACCGACAGAACAAATAAAACCCTCTGCATTGCCTGCGATGTTTTCGGCAACCATACCCAAAGTTCCTGCGCTGTTTGCATCATTATCGGCTTTAGCAAGTTTAACCGAAAGTCTTTGACCCGTTGCCCCTGCTACTATTACAACTTCGTAGCCTGCCTTAGTTAAATTTACTAATGGCGTTGTTTTGTTTACGACACGCGCATGAATATGCTGACCTAAATTAGAAATAGTATTGCCACCTTTAAGACCTAAATTTAAAGTGCCTAAAGTATCATTCCATGCCAATTGACCAGCGCTAACTGTTGAAGTTGTAGCCGTGTCAAAATCAAGCAAGTTTAAATCAGTAATATCTAAACTACCTGCAGAATCGCCCGCAGCTAAAACTTGTGTTAGTGTAGGTGTTGCACCGCCGCCGCTAACTACAAAAAAAAAATCAGTACTTAACAATTGTGCTAAGTCGGCGCATGTACCTGAAAATGGTATTGGTGCCGCAGGTACTACTTCGGTATTTGCAACGTTTGTAGGGTCGATATATTCAACGCTGCCATTATCTTGAACAACTTTAACGCTGCCGTTTACGTTGCATTCTATTTCTACTATATCGGGGCTAAGGCTGTTAATGAAATCGCCCGAAGTCGAATCATAAATAGCTACATTGCCATTCGCGAGTTTTACAATATTTATCATTGGTTTATAATTATTTTAGTGCTAAATTCAATACAATCATATTCAATGCCGTTAACTTCAAGTGTAACAATTTCGCCGTTAGGGTCAATTATTTGTCCTGAGTAGGTGTAACTTTCATTTAGGTTTGTAAGTGTAAATATTACCGTTTCGCCATCCAAAACATTAACACTATAATAAATATTTACAGAACCAAACGTTAATTCTAAAACCCAAACGCCCGCAGTTAGTGCATCTACAACAATACCTGTATTATAAACGGCATTGCAAGCATTAAGACAGCCCAAATTTAGTGATTTTTCGCAACAATTACAGCATGGCATATCATTAAAATTTTAAATTATTAAAAAAAAGGGGGTATTGATTCCAACCCCCTAACTAATTGCCTAAGGTAGCGAAACTTGGCGGCATAGTGAATCTTAACATATCGCAAACGGCTTACATTTCTCAGTAAGACTAAAATCATAACGTAACTCAAAATCTAAGCTAACTATTTGCATAAGGCTTAATAGCGTTTTTGGGTCTTTGCCTGTTTCAGCAGCGTAAACGGTCCAAGGTAGTATTTCATTACTAACAGGGAACAAACGCGGGTTAACTATTGAATATTGCCATTGAACGCCTTTAAAGTTAGCACCATAGAGCGCAAATTTAACGCTATCCAATAGCATACGCGGGTCAGCGCAAACATGCCAAAAAACTAATTTAAATGGAACACGCACATCCAATTCGATTCCACAACTTCCGCGCTTAGTATTTGCTGCTTTTCTTGTTTCCGAAACAATACCATTAACACGGATATAATAG